ATCTTCCGCACCCGCGGCGCCCTCTCGACGAAGATCGCGGTCGAGGAGCGCGGGTCGAGCGTGACGCTCATCCAGACGAGCGAACGGGGAGCCCCGGCCGATCAGTACACGGCGCCGAAGCGCACGGTGCGGCTGACCAAGATTCCGCAGATCAAGCAGGAATCCATGATCTACGCGGACGAGCTGCGCGAGCTGCGGGCGTTCGGCTCGGAGGCGGCCCAGGCGTCCCTGGAGCAGATCCGCAACGAGCACCTCGAGGACATGGGGGACTCGGTCGATGTGACGCACGAGCACCTCCTCCTCGGCGCCCTGAAGGGTGTCCTCCTCGACGCGGATGGCACCTCCACCATCCTCGACACGTTCTCGTTCTTCGGCGTCGCGCAGGAGGCCGAGGTGGACCTCAACCTCGACAGCACGACGGCGGGCGAGGTCACGCAGATCGTTCGCGGCGTCGTGCGCACGATGCTGAACAATCTTGGCCGCGATAGCGCCATGGTGACTCACGTCCACGCCTACTGCTCCTCCGGGGTGATGGACGCGCTCATCACGAGCAAGGACTTCACGGCGAGCGTCACGTCCGATCCCACCGCGCAGGTCGTGCTCCGGCAGGGCAGCGTGTTCCGCACCCTGCTCTGGCAGGATGTGGTGTGGGAAGAGTACCGCACCGGCAATGCGGGGCTCGGGGGAAGCTGGATCGACACCGACAAGTGCATCTTCTTCCCGGTCGGGCCCGCGATCTACGATCTGCACTTCGCGCCGGGGGATTTCTTCGACGCGGTCGAGGCTCCCGGCCTCCCCATGTACGCCCGTGCCGCGCGGGATCCCGAGTTCGACCGCTGGCTCAAGCTGCACGTGCAGTCGAATCCCCTCCCGATCTGTACCCACCCGAAGGCCCTGATGAAGGCCAAGAAGACCTGAGCATGCTCGACCCATTCAGCCTGGCCACGGACGTGGTGTTCGCCTCCCCCGACTTCGGGGCGGACGCCACGTTCACCCCGGCCGGTGGGGGCGCGCAGGCCGTGCGCGTGCTGCTCACCCCACACGACCCCGACATTCTGCTCGGGGATCAGGCCGTGCGCCGGCCGGGCTGGCGCCTCGACCTCAACCGCTCCGCGGTCGCCACGCGCCCGAGTGAGGGTGACGTGGTCACGGTCACCGATGGCCCGTGGGCGGGCAGCTACAGCATCCGCAGCGTCACGCAGGAGGCGACCTGCTGGCGCTGCCACGTGGACGAGGCCGCATGACCGTCGGCGAGCAGTGCGCGCAGGCATTCGTGGCGCTGCTGGCCGATCGCCTCGCTGTCCCGGTCGAGCGGAACCGGGAGAGCCCGGTCGATCTGGCCAAGTTCGAGCGCTACGTGCTGATCGACGACGGGCCGCAGGCAGCAGACACGACCACGACCACCTGCACCCGGTACACCCGCGCCCTCACGATCCACGGCCTCGTGGCCGGGGCGGACGCCATAGAGCGGGCCGATGCGCTCTATGCGGCCATCGTGCAGGCGGTGGCGAGCGACGCTCAGCTCGGCGGGCTCGCGATCGATTGCCGGGAGGGTGAATACCGGCCGGGCGTGATCGAGGTCGAGTTCGCCGGCCGTGGTGCCGGCTTCGCGCTCGACTACGAGGTCGAGTTCGCCACGGCGGAAGGCGACCCGACGGTGCGGGCGGCGTGACGATGGCTGCCGTCAACGGGAAACCGCTGCGAGTCGATGTCATGCCGACGCGCCTCGTCACCGCCCCGCCGCTACACCAGGTGCGCTGCCCGGCCCTGCGGCGGCGGCATAGCGGCGCCCCGGCCGAGCCCTGTCAGCATCTCCTGTTCGAGGGCAGATTCGTCGGTCGCATCATCACGCGCTGCGCCCGCTGTCATGCGGACGTGGAGGTCACCAGCTCATAGGTCACCAGGCGGCGCCATCGCGCTGCAGCAGGATCGGCACCGAACCCCGCCGAGGGTCCGCCGCGAGGAGGACTCATGGCAAATCTGCGGACCCGCAAGCGGGTGGTGCTGTACAAGGTCGAGTCGACCGAGGGCGTCGATGCGGCGCCCGACGCGACGAACGCGATCACGTGCACCGAGATCGACGTCGACTACCCGGCGCGGGTGCAGGAGGCGAACGAGTTCCTGGGCGGTCTCGGGTCCGGTGCGCCGGTCATCACGGGCGCGCCCGCCACGGCCCGGCTCGGCGGCAATCTCCGCGGCTCGGGCGTCGCAGCGACCGCGCCCCGGATCGGCGATCTGCTCGAGACGGCGGCGCTCGTCGAGGTGGTCGCCTCCGCCGCGATTCCGACGACGAGCACGACCGCCTGCACCGGAGGGACGGCCACCACGGTCACGATCGACCGGACGGCCGGGAACGGTGCGGACTGGCCGAGCCAGTCGGGCTCGCTCATCGGGCATCCGATCGAGCTCGCCGGCAATCCGGCCACCCCGACGATCGATTTCATCACCGGCTACGTCGTCGCCGGCAACATCGCGACGGTGACCGTGAGCACCACGTATTCCCCGGTGCTCTCGTCGTCCACGACGATCAAGCGCCTTCCGCACGTGCTCTACAAGCCCGGGTCGCCCGATCCGCACCCGAGCGGCACGCTCTACGTCTACGAGGACGGCCGGCTCCGGAAGGCATTCGGCTGCCGGGCCGACCTGACGCTCACCTGGGAGGGTGCCGGCCGTGGCGTCTGGGCGGCGACGCTCAACGGCCTCCGGGGCGGCGACACCGACACCGCGGTGCTGTCGGTGACACCCGAGGCGACTGCGTCACCGCCGTGGGTGGGCGGCCTCTGCGCGTTCGACCGCAAGTTGATCGCGGCCTCGCAGCTCACGGTCGCGCTCGGCAACAGCGGCCAGGACATCCCGAACCCGAATCAGAGCGAGGGGTTCGATGCCTACGTGATCGGTGGCCGCTCGGTGCGCGGCTCCGTCAATCCGCTCCTCGCCCTCGTCGCCACGCGCGATTCCGTCGCGATGCTGATGGCGCAGGCCCCGAAGGTGTTCGCCGCGATGCTGGGCAAGCGCCAGGGCGGCGTGACCGGCGGACGCATCGGCCTCGTGATCCCGCAAGCCATGCTCACAGCAGCGCCGCACGCCCCCGATGGGAACGTGCTGCGCGAGACGCTGAGTTTCCAGGCGCTCGGGAACAGCGGCACCGACGAAGAGTTCTACCTCACGTTCTTCTGAGACTGACAATGCTGCCGCTCTCAACAAAGGACCTTGTGGCGTATACGCCGGAGCATTATGAGGGGCAGGCGGGGGCGCCAGTCTATCAGCTCGCAGTGCTCTCCGAGCGGGAACGCCTCGGCTGGCAGCGCGATCTCTTGGCGAGCGGCGCGCAGCTCATGACGGACGAGGACCTCCGGGGCGTGTTGCGCGACGGTGTGCAGGCGCTCCTCGACGGCAGCGCGCGCGCGGAAGCGGAAGCGCTGCTCGATCGCTGGCCCGAGCTGCAGCGCCTGGGGCCGGAGGCCATGCCCGAGGACGAGCGCCGCGACCTGGCGCGGCAGATGGAGACGCTCGAGGCGGCGGTCCGCCGCCACTTCCCGCCCTATGCTGAGGCGTTGGCGAATCGCATTCACTGGTGGGGCATGGCGCGCCTGCTCGCGTTCGAGCACGCCGTGCGGGGCTGGGAGGGCCTGGCGGTGCCCTTTGCGGCGCGACTCGGGCGCGTGACGCGCGACGCGCAGGAAGGCGTGCCGGTGGCCGACCGGTATGCGGCGGGGGCGAAGGCGATCGGCCTGCTGCAGGTGAGCGGAGAGCAGCGGGGAAACTGAGGATCGCGGTGGCGGTGGCGCTGCGCCCCGCGTGGTTCCAGGGAGGCGCCGAGGCGGGAGACGGCTCGTCATGGGTGATCGGTGACACGCAGTACGAGACGAATCCGCGGCTCCTACTCACGCCGGGGGACTGGGCGATGATCCGCCTCTGGCGCGCATACCGGGGTGGCGAGCTGGGCGGCGCCAGCCATTTGCCCGAGGCGCTGCTGGAACAGCCCGCTATCATGCTGGAGGCGTTCGACCTGATGGAGCGGGCCTACGC